TTTATGGCGGTTGCAGTGTCGAATGACACATAAAAATCTGTAACTTCCGCACCACCTACCCACACCGTGTAAAAATTATTCATTGTCTCTATTGTTGTTTGCATTGGTTACGCTCCTTTGTTTAATGAATCAATACTATATACCTATACATTGTTAGTTGTAAACTATGCAAACGCCTTTTTTTATATCGATTGATTCTATCCATAGGGGTTTATATGCATTTAATGGTATAATCTGATCAAATTTTAATCAATCTTATCAAATAGTTGAGGATAAAATATGGCTAGAACAAAAGGGGCAGTCGGTAAGAATAAAGCTTTTTTAATGTCTAGGCTGCAGGATATGTACGGCGAGAGGTTTCACCCGATTTTACGCATTGCAGAGAATGCTAATAGGTTGGACGAATTGTCCCGAGTAGAGAACGACGTGGCTACTATCAAGGCGGCAACCGATGCATGGGCAAAGATAGCAGAGTACACCGAACCCAAATTGTCTGCGGTTACCATTGAGAATGATTCAAGCTTGACAGTCTCAGTACAGCGCAAGAGATACGATGCCGGCGCAATAAGTAATGACACAAACAGTGCCGATAGTTAAGTGTCACTGTATGCATGACCAGTACTGTATGCATGTACAGCCTGGATTAATGCACAGTGTATGGATATACAGTACCCCCCCTTCCGAAGGCGCGCGATCTGTGTATATATATGCCCCCCGCAAAAAAAAATTATGACAGTTACTAAGATACGCCCAGACATACAAGATGCCATAGAAGACGCTACAAGGCATTCTAAGGAACATATACTGATAGTGGTAGAGGATAGTGGGGTTAGCTTCAAAAGCTCCTTAAACGACAAAAACAGCGTATTCTACATTGAATTATGTAAACAATTGATATTAGAGGACTGGCTATGTGGGAACAGTACCAAATAGACGACACTGAGTCTGAGGTAATTGAAGCCTTTATAGAAGCATTGTTAGACAGGGATGCCATTGCGATGCGTGAAGTGGTATATTTAGTTGGTGACTTCATAGAGGATATGTACGATGGGCCAGAGTCTAGTACACAAGCTGGAGAAGAAAGACAGGGATAGGCACTTCCCTGAGTCTAATGGTGGTAAGGGCAGCCATGCCCGTAAGTCTGACAAGAAGACTAGAGAAGCCTTTAAGAAGGGCTATGACGCTATAGATTGGACTAAGAAATGAGCCAAATAGAATACAGCCTAATGCCACAGGGCCAGGTTCTACAGGACTTTGCTGACTGTAGGGCTAGAAACTCCTTCATCATGGGGCCACTCGGCTCTGGTAAGACCGTTCAATGCATACTTAAACTGTTCGACTTGATGTGTGAGCAGGAACCCGTGTCTGACCCACAACACAAGAACTATGGTGTGCGCCTGTCCCGTATAATCGCAGCCCGTAATACATACTCTGAACTGTTCTCTACCACGATTAAGGACTGGCTAGAGATACACGGGGAACTTGGGGACTTCAAACAGGGTAATAAGGAGCCTCCTACGCACTTCATTAGGTTTAATTTAGAGGATGGTACGAAGGTAGAGTGTGATGTCGTGTTTATCGCATTTGATCGCCCTGAACACGTTAAGAAGGCTAGGGGTATTCAGACTACATGGGTGTGGTTAAACGAGACAAAGGAGCATTCTAAGGCGGTTCTAGACATGCTTGACCTACGACACGGCCGTTATCCCTCTCCCAAAGAAGGATCTCGCCCTACACATCATGGGATCATTGGTGATAGCAACGCCCCTGACGAAGACCACTGGTATTTTAAACTCGCAGAGATAGAGCGCCCTGAAGATTGGTCATTTTTTAGGCAACCTGGCGGTGTATTCAAGGATGGCGAGGACTGGAAGGTCAATGATGACGCTGAGAACCTGATTAACTTACCCCAAGACTACTATAAACGTGGCCTAAACGGTAAGACTGACGACTGGATCAAGGTCAATCTAGCTAATGAATACGGCTTTGTGTCTAACGGTAAGCCTGTTCACCCCATGTATACCGATTCTGTACACTGTCAGCACTTAGACTTTGAACCGTCCAAGGACTATCCCATTGTCCTCGGCTTTGACTTTGGCCGTACACCGGCCTGTGCATTCTTACAACGAACCTCTATAGGAAGGTGGGTGTGTTTTGATGAGATGGTACTTACCGATTCAGGTGCAGTGGATTTTGCTCCGACACTCAAGCGCTATATTGAGGAGATGTACCCAGACCATGAGTTCAAAGGATGGGGCGATCCGAGTGGACAGAACAAAAATCAATCAAACAGCGAAACCCCATTCCAAATTATGCGGGCGGCTGGCATACCCTGTCAGCCCACCCAATCGAACGATCCACTGAAACGTAGAGCAGCCCTAGAAGTGCCCATGAAAGAGATGTGCATGGACGGTAAGCCGCGATTCACTGTCCTACCCAAAGCCTCAATGATACGTAAGGGGTTACAGGGTGGCTTCTGCTACCGCAGAGTACAGACAACCGGAGAGAGATACACTGACGAACCGGACAAGAACGAGTATTCACACCCCGTAGAAGCCCTAGAATACGCTTTACAGGGCGAAGGTGAGGGCAGACAGGCACTAGGACGGTCTGGCAAGTTCGACAAGCCTGTAACAGCTAAGGTTGGCTTTAGTGTCTTCTGACATATTCGTAGTATTTACCAAGGATGACGGGCACTGGTGGTCAAGGTTCCTACATAAAGACATTCAGCACTGCTTTGTCATCAAACCTAACGGCGCTGATTACCTTGTCCACGCTAGAACGACCCAAAAATTTGATCTGTTCACGGTTACGGACAAAAATGTTATACTTGACGAACCTTTTATTATGATGGGGTATGAGCAAAAGAGCCCTGTCAGGGGTTTGTTCATGCTAAATACTTGCGTAGGACATACTAAACAACTGTTGGGTATTAACAAGCCATTTATATGGACACCCTACCAACTCTACAAGTACATGAGAAAGCATTATGAAAGCACCAAAAGCACCTAAGCCCACTGCTCAAGAAACAGCAATGGTAGAACGTCAGCGCAGAGAGCTAGACGAGGAAATGGAAGAACAAGAGCGACGCTTAAAGGCTGTAGCCAGAGGAACACTAGGAACCAAATCACTGTTAGCCAAAGGCCCATCGGCCAAACGATCAGGCCCAGGTCGAGGTCGTGGCGGTATGGGTACATTGACTGGTGGCGGCTTGATGGGCGGCATCGGCGGTTACACTCCTGGACGACAAGGCCCAACTAGAGAGCGATAAAATGCAGTTACCAAAAGAGCTAGGGTCTTTAGCTGACCTTAAAAAGCGCGAAGCCAAGGCATTTGAGAATGCTATGATGTGGCACGACACGCTAGACGATGTGTACGAGTTCTTCCTTCCTAACAGGAACTTGTTCGACACCAATCGCCGAGGCCAGAAGAAGATGGAGCGTATCTTTGACTCCACGGCTCTTGAGGCAATCCAACAGGGTGCTAGTAAGCTGCAAGAAAACATCGCACCTATCTGGTCACGCTGGGCTACGTTTGCCCCGTCCGACCAAGTAGTAGAGATGCTCGAGACTGGTGACTACGGCGTAACCGTACAAGAGGTAGAGGCTAACCTAGAGAAGCAGGCAGTCATTATCTTTGATTACATCAACCGTTCTAACTTCGCCACGCAGTTCTACGAGCATGCACTAGACCTCCTAGTCGGCACTGGCTCTCTACGCATCGATGAAAACGATGACGACAACATGCCTGTCATCTTCAATGCTATCCCACAAAAAGGTATCGCGTTTGAGGAAGGCCCATACGGCACTATTGAGACACACTGGCGTAGATTCAACGTCAAGGCGCGTAACCTAGAGCGTCAGTGGAGAGGCTTCAAGTCCTCCGAGAAGATCAAGAATGTGATCAAAAATTCACCAGATAAAGACATCGAGGTATGCGAGGGTGTTGTCTATATGCCCAAGTCTAAGACCTACTACGGCTGTGTCTGGGTGAAGAATGAAGATTCTATTAGCTGGATGGAAGACTACGGTACATCTAGCCCTTGGTTAACTGGACGCTACTCTAAGGTATCCGGTGAGATACGCGGTCGTGGCCCTGCCCTGCAAGCACTGCCTGATGTGCGCTCTCTGAACAAAGCCAAAGAGTTTGTGCTACAGAAAGCAGCTATCGATCTAGCGGGTATGTACACAGCTACTGATGACGGCGTAACCAACCCCTCCAATATTAGTATAAGCCCGGGCATTGTTATTCCTGTTGGTTCTAACAACTCCGCGAATCCCTCTATCCAACGCCT